GATATTGAGAAAGAAGAAAAAGAAACCCAGACGGGTGGAGCCGTCCGGGAATCAAAGTAACTACTAACAATTTTACACCTTCATTATATCAGAGGGAGACAGGAGATTGCAAGATGAAAATTATTATGGATTTAAATGGTATTAAAATTGAAAAAGAAATTCCAGACGATTTACAGAAGCCGGCGCAGATCATCTTTAATAAAGTGGAAGGGATTGATACTGATCCAACGGTAACGTTAATGGGGCCGAAAAACGCCATATATGCAGGATCGTGTGCGATAGTAACCTGCGTTTTAAAAGATCTGCATCCAGATAATAAAAAGATGCAGAAAGCAGTTTTAGACCTTTTGTACGCAAGCGTATCAGGAGATCTCGGTCTGAATACAGCTGATAAGCCGAGGAGTTACGGTCCGATCAGCCCGGACGATGTAGATTTCTAATTTAGAGGGAGGGCAAACCATGCGTGAAGCTGTGAAACTCACCCCACTTACTCCAGAGGAACAGACCTTTGCAGAGGAGAATTACGAAGCTCTTGTCAAAGCAATGAGAACGCATCACCTGAGTAATGATATGTACGATGTGGCAGCTATGGGATTCTTACATGCTGTCAAGAAATGGTTTGCCCGCCCGGATCTTCGGCAGTGGTCCTTTCAGACTATTGTGAATAAAACTGTTTGGAGCAAATTAAGCGGCGAGCGGGAAAGAGAAAAACGCCGTGTGCAGACAGTAAGTCTGGATGCTGAAATCCCCGGAACAAACGGCTTAACCTATGGGACCATAATAGCAGATGCAAATATCAGCTATTTAAGAAGAGAGGAAAGCAGGACAATGAAAATAAATTTTGATGTAAAAATACCGGAAGCGGCAAAACTGGGACGAGTTCCCAGCGTAGAGATTGAAACTGTTTTAGATTTCTTAGACTCGACTCATCGTACATTATGTTTCGAGTATGAGACCGCCAAAGATGCAACAAAGAAAGCGGGAGTTTTGAGATCTTGGAAAAAGAGTCATAACAGGACTGATATCAATATCTACAAAATGGCAGACCGAGTATTTATTGAAAAAATAGTAGCAAAGGGAAGGAGAAAAGCAAATGTCAATGAAGATAAATAAGCTTGAGATCGAAAACGTCAAACGCGTAAAGGCGGTTAAGATCGAGCCTATTTCTGATGGCCTTACTATCATCGGAGGAAAGAATAATCAGGGTAAGACCTCCGTGCTGGACGCGATTGCGTGGACACTGGGCGGCGAGCGGTACCGGCCAGAGGCGGCCACCAGGGAGGGATCTGTTATCCCTCCAACCTTAAAAATTGTCATGAATAACGGTCTGGTCGTCGAGCGTAAGGGGAAAAACAGCAGCCTTAAGGTAACGGATCCCAGCGGCCAGAAGGGCGGTCAGCAGCTCCTGGACAGCTTTGTGGAGCAGCTTGCCCTTGACCTTCCAAAGTTCATGGAGGCGTCGGACAAGGAGAAAGCAAACATTCTTCTGAAGATCATCGGCGTCGGCCCTCAACTGGTAGAGATGGAGCAGAAGGAAAAAGAACTTTATAACGAGCGGCTGTATATCGGGAGGACTGCGGATCAGAAAGAGAAGTATGCAAAGGAGCAGCCTTATTATCCGGATGTACCGCAGGAACTTGTATCCCCTTCCGAGCTGATCCGGAAACAGCAGGATATACTCGTCCAGAATGGGGAGAACCAGAGAAAGCGTGAGAATCTGCACCAGCTGGAACAGGAATATCAGCGCGTCACCGAACAGATTCAGGAACTGCTGAAGGAGCAGACCCGGCTTACGGAAAGTTTAAAAATTGCCCGTACTTCAGCTGCCGATCTGGTGGATCAGTCCACAGAGGAACTGGAGCGGAATATCGCTGACATCGAAGAGATCAACAGGAAGGTGAGGGCTAATCTCGATAAGGACAAGGCCGAAGAAGACGCCAAGGACTATAAAGAACAGTATACACAGCTTACCACCAAAATCGAGGACGTCCGGAAACAGAAAACGGATCTGCTGAAGAATGCAGACCTTCCGCTCCCCGGTCTGACGGTCGAAGATGGGGATCTGTTATACAACGGGCACAAGTGGGAGGACATGTCCGGATCAGATCAGCTGAGAGTGGCAACGGCCATCGTCCGAAAACTGAATCCTAACTGCGGGTTTGTACTCCTGGATAAATTAGAACAGATGGACCTCGACACACTGGCAGAGTTCGGGAAGTGGCTGGAGCAGGAAGGGCTTCAGGCGATTGCAACCCGCGTAAGTACCGGGGGAGAGTGCAGCATTATTATAGACGACGGTTATGTGGTGGGGCAGGAAGTGACAGAACCTGAACAGCCTAAGAAAACAGAATGGAAGGCAGGTGCATTTTAATGCAGATCATTAGAGGAAAGATCCCCAGTGCAAAGAAAACTGTGATTTACGGGCCTGAAGGAATTGGAAAATCTACACTGGCCGCTCGTTTTCCGGATCCAGTATTTATAGATACGGAAGGGAGCACAAAAGATATGGACGTTGCGAGGACTCCGGCCCCCAGCAGCTGGTCAATGCTGATGGAACAGGTGAAATACTTCATCGCACATCCGGATGAGCTTAAAACACTTATTATTGATACGGCCGACTGGGCGGAACAGCTATGCGTAACTGATATCTGCTCACGCTTCCAAAAGGCCGGAATTGAAGATTTCGGTTATGGAAAAGGTTATACATATTTGCAGGAAGAGTTTGGGCGGCTCTTAAACCTTCTGACTGAACTGGTGGAGCAGAAGGGTATCAATGTAGTGCTGACGGCCCATGCGAAGATGCGCAAGTTTGAGCAGCCGGACGAGTTGGGCGCTTATGACCGGTGGGAGATGAAACTTAGTAAGGGCGCAGCTCCTATGGTCAAGGAATGGGCGGATATGGTTTTATTTGCAAACTACAAAACCATTGTCGTCAACGTAGACGGCCAGGGTGTGCAGAAGGGAAAGAACAAGGTTCAGGGCGGCAAGCGAGTCATGTATACCACGCATCATAATTGTTGGGATGCAAAGAACCGTTACGGACTCCCGGATGAGATCCCCATGGATTACAACGAGATCCGGCACGTCATTGAGGATCAGGCTGTGAAGGTAAACCAGACACCACCAAAGGAAGAGAAACCACCTGTTAAGCGGAGTACACCGGAGCCATTGGAGCCCGACAAAAGCCACCAGGAGCCTGCAAAGGAAGAGAAAACAACTCAGCCTATGGATCAGAAGCAGGAACCTATAAATCCGCCAGATCCAAAGGTTGACGAACGGATTCCGAAAGCCCTGCGTGATCTGATGATTGCAAACGGTGTGGACGAATGGGATATTCAGAATGTAGTTGCAGCGAGGGGATACTTCCCGGCTGATATGGTAGTAGCAGATTATCCGGCAGATTTTGTTTCAGGTGTGCTGGTGGGAGCATGGCCGCAGGTCCATGCAATGATTAAAGAAATGAAAGAGAAAGACAGTCTTGTATTTAATTAAGGAGGATAAGCGTATATGGCAGAATATGAAGGAAGAGAATTAGGCTGGGACGAAGAAGTGGAAAAGGGGGAAGGTGGGGATTATGTCCTCCTTCCTCCCGGAGATTATGATTTTACGGTGGAAACATTCGAGCGGGCAAGATTTGAGGGGAGCGCGAAAGCTCCGGCCTGCAATAAGGCAGTAATAAAATTGAGAGTTGAGGTCCCGGAAGGAAGTACGCTCATTACTGAGAGTCTGCTTCTTTATGACAAAATGCAGTGGAAGATTGCACAGTTTTTCGTGTGTATCGGAGAAAAAGAGGTTGACGGCAAGGTGAAAATGAACTGGCCGGCGGTTCCTGGTGCAAAGGGAAGAGCTACCATAGAAGTGACCACAGACAGAAACGATGCATCAAAGAAATATAACCATGTGAAAAAGTATTTGCCTTATGAACCCAAAAAATTTGAACCTGGGAGGTTTTAGCCATGGATTTAAGGCCATACCAGGAACAGGCAAAAACAGCCATCTTCGAGGAATGGGATAAGGGCGTCCGGCGGACGCTCCTCGTCCTCCCGACAGGCTGCGGAAAGACGATTGTATTTGCAAAGACCGCAGAAGAATGCGTCAGGCGCGGTGACAGGGTGCTAATCATGGCGCACCGCGGTGAGTTATTAGATCAGGCCGCAGACAAGATCGGGAAGGCTACAGGGCTGGCCTGCGCGACTGAAAAGGCGGAACAGTCATGTCTCGGGAGCTGGTTCAGGATCACAGTGGGATCCGTCCAGACTCTTATGCGTGAGAAGCGGCTGAATCAGTTTCCCGCTGATTATTTTAATACCATTATCATTGATGAGGCCCACCACAGCCTGTCAGACAGTTATCAGCGGGTACTGGAACACTTTTCGGACGCTCATGTGTTGGGAGTAACAGCAACGCCGGACCGTGGCGATATGCGGAATCTGGGCGATTATTTCGAAAGCCTTGCTTATCAGTATACGCTTCCGAAAGCAATTAAAGAAGGATATCTGTCTCCCATTAAGGCGCTGACGCTTCCGCTGAAGCTGGACCTGTCAGGTGTAGGAATACAGGCCGGGGATTTCAAAAATGGAGATATTGCTACAGCCTTAGACCCGTACCTCTATCAGATCGCGGAGGAGATGGCGAACTATTGCGCAGACCGGAAGACAGTAGTATTTCTGCCTCTGGTTAAGACCAGCCAGAAGTTCCGGGATATCTTAAACGAGAAAGGCTTTAAGGCCGCAGAAGTCAATGGAGACAGTAAGGATCGGGCGGAAGTACTGGAAGCATTCGACCGGGGAGGTTATAACGTCCTGTGCAACTCCATGTTACTGACAGAGGGCTGGGACTGCCCCTCCGTGGATTGTATCGTGGTGCTCCGGCCGACAAAGATCCGCAGTCTGTACAGTCAGATGGTGGGCCGCGGTACCAGACTTCACCCGGAAAAAGATCATCTGCTTTTATTGGACTTTTTATGGCACACAGAACGTCACGAACTCTGCCATCCGGCGAGTCTGATCTGCCAGGATGATAAGGTCGCTCAGAAAATGACAGAGAACCTGGAAGCCGCTGCAGGTTGTCCGGTTGGCCTCGAAGAAGCAGAAGAAAAAGCATCGAAAGACGTCATTTCCGAACGGGAGGAAGCACTCGCAAAACAGCTTAAGGAAATGAAGAACCGGAAGAAAAAGCTGGTGGATCCATTACAGTTCGAAATGAGTATTCAGGCGGAGGATCTGGCCGGGTATGTTCCATCATTCGGCTGGGAGATGGGGCCAGCCACCGAGAGCCAGAAAAAAGAACTGGAGAGGCGCGGGATTCTTCCAGATGCCATAGACAACGCAGGAAAGGCTAATCTGATGTTAAGCCATCTTGACAAGCGCCGTCAGGAAGGGCTGACAACTCCAAAACAGATCCGGTGTCTGGAAAAATACGGATTCCAACATGTGGGGACATGGAATTTTGAAGCAGGAAAGAACATGATCGACCGGATTGCAGCCGCAGGCTGGCGGGGAGCTCCCCATGGAGTCAATCCGCAGGAATATAAGCCAGAATAAGGAGAATTGAATCTTGATGGACAATGGTTACGACCTTTTAGAAGTATTAGAGCATATCGATCCCTCAGACCTGAATTATCAGGAATGGGTTAATGTTGGTATGGCCTTACAGCATGAAGGCTATGACGTTGATGTGTGGGATCGCTGGAGCATGAATGACAGAAGATACCACAGCGGCGAATGTGCGAGAAAATGGCGTGGCTTCCATGGATCAGGTGAGCCGGTTACTGGCGGAACCATTGTCCAACTTGCCCGTGAGCAGGGTTGGACGCCGCCATACGATCCGGGAACACCTCTGGATTGGGATGATACCATATCCGCGGAAGGCGTCGTTATAAATAAAAATTGGGTAGAAGGCCAGGAAATTACAGAACCGCAGAATTGGGATCCCGTAGCCGAGCTGATCCGGTATCTGGAAACACTGTTTGAAGCCGGGGAGAACGTCGGGTATGTGGTTAAAAGTTATCAGCGAGATGATGGAGGCTGGAATCCGGCGAATAAAGGCGCATATGATCGCACTGCCGGACAGCTGATCGAGCTGCTTACCAACTGTAAGGGAGACATCGGCGGTGTACTGGGAGACTATAACCCAGATGCTGGCGCATGGATCCGTTTTAATCCGCTGGACGGCGAAGGAGTGCGAGATACGAATGTGGCGGATTATCGATACTCTCTTGTAGAGTCTGACGGCATGGATCTGGAAAAGCAGCACGCAATTATCAGGGAACTTGAATTGCCGGTGGCCTGTCTGGTGTATTCCGGAGGCAAGAGTTTGCACGCTATTGTACGGATTGACGCCGCAGACTTTACGGAATACCGGAAACGTGTTGACTATCTGTACGAAATCTGTAAGAAAAACGGCCTGGAGCTTGACCAGCAGAACCGGAACCCCTCCAGACTGTCCAGAATGCCCGGCGTGGTCCGTGGCGACCGGAAACAGTATATCATTGATACGAACATCGGAAAAACGAACTGGACGGAATGGAAGGAGTGGATCGAGAGTGTTAATGATGATCTTCCGGATCCGGAGAGCCTGGACGATGTGTGGAACAATCTTCCGGACCTGGCCCCTACTTTGATTGACGGAGTATTGAGACAGGGGCACAAGATGTTGATTGCAGGCCCGTCAAAGGCCGGTAAATCCTTCCTCCAGATAGAAATGTGTATTGCTATCGCAGAGGGCAGAAAGTGGCTTAATTGGACCTGCACACAAGGAAGGATCCTGTATGTGAACCTGGAACTAGACCGGGCCAGCTGCCTGCATCGTTTCCGTGATGTGTATCAGGCATTGGGCTGGGAGCCGAGGAACCTTAAGAATATAGATATCTGGAACCTCCGTGGTAAATCGCGGCCTATGGATAAGCTTGCACCCATGCTGATCCGGCGGGCAGCCAAAAAGAATTATATTGCTATCATTATTGATCCAATCTATAAGGTCATTACCGGCGACGAGAACAGCGCGGACCAGATGGCGAATTTCTGCAACCAGTTTGACAAGGTGTGTACAGAGCTGGGGGTGGCGGTGATTTACTGCCATCATCATAGCAAGGGAAGCCAGGGCGGCAAAAAATCTATGGACAGGGCCAGCGGCTCCGGAGTGTTTGCCCGTGATCCGGATGCACTTCTCGATCTGATCGAATTGGAGACGACCGAGGAGCTGATGAAACAGCAGGAAAATAAAGCTGTATGCGAGGCTTGCAGGCAGTACTTAGATACACATTATAAGTGGGATGACGAGCTCTCACAAGACGATCTGCTGAGTTCTTACCAGATGATGAACTACTGTGAGAACAAGCTGGAGAAAGGGCAATTTGAGGCATTGCAGCGCATCACGGAGACCGCGAAGAAGAGGACCCAGTCAATGACTGCATGGAGGATCGAGGGGACGCTGAGAGAGTTCCAGAAGTTCTCACCGGTCAATATGTGGTTTGATTATCCGATACATACGGTCGATGGTTCCGGAGTATTGGGAGATATACAGCCTGAAGCAGAATTACCGCCATGGAAAAAAGCCTCTTCAGCAAAGAAGAAAAGTGATAGTAAAAGGAAGAAGAACAATGAATTAAAGTTCATTGAAGCAATTGAGAACTGTAATATGGGGGAACCGCCTACAGCCAAAATGGTGGCAGAATACTTAAGTACAGCAGACAAAGAATTCCCGATTAGGACAGTACGAGATTGGGCTAAACGGTATGGATATGACTTCCAGACAGGTAAGTGGAGCACTGAAAACGAGACAGAAGCAACGCAAGAGGAGTAGTGACAACGGCGGCGGATATCAGAAAACAAGGAAAATGATAGCTGCTCAAAGTTGGCGGCGGATATCTTTAATAATGGTCATTGCCGTAAAAGTTGTAACGGCGGCGGTTATTATAAAAACATGGTAATCGCTGTACCTCGGCAACGGCGGCGAACACCACTATATTATATATATATTTTTATTGCCGCCGCTTACGCGTGGTCACGGGGGTAGGATAGGACGGGCTATAGCACTGCCCGCCCTGTCCCCTCCCCCTCCCCGTTGACAGGGCGATTTTCAAAAAGAAGTAAAAATTTAGAACTTTAAAGAGGTGAAGTGAATGGAAATAGATTTTTTCTATCGATGCAGCCCCCGACTGTAACACATCAGGAGAAGCAGGTACACGTAGTAAACGGTAAGCCAGTATTCTACGAGCCGGCAGAGCTGAAGGCAGCCAGGGCGAAGCTGAGGGCGCACCTGGGACAGTACATACCAGATGAACGAATGACTGGACCGCTTCGGCTGACTACATGGTGGTGTTTCCCGATTAAGGGGAATCATAAGGACGGAGAGTACAAGACCAGCCGGCCGGACACAGACAATCTGGTGAAGCTGCTCAAAGACGTAATGACAGAACTGCATTTCTGGAGAGACGACGCCCAGGTGGCCTGTGAGGTAATCTGTAAGTACTGGGCGGAGTGCCCGGGAATTTACGTAAGGGTGGAAAGCCTATGACAGACAGGGAAGTAGCAGGTGGGTTCCAGGAGGTATACAACGATTTCTGGCTTCGATACCGCGACAGGCAGCCGCGAGAAGCCTCTCCGGAATGGGAGCGGATGCACACGCAGGCGGTTGTTTTAAAACGCAAGTACCCGTTACTGGAAGAGGCTGTCAATCGTATGGTAACAGAGATCATAGAGCGGGCCAGGGGCCGTGGAAGGAAAGAAAAGGACTTTCACCGGCCGCCAGAATAAAGGGACAAAACAAAATGAATAAAAAACCCGATGCAGGAACGAAAATGTATGCAGTAAAGGAGCATAGATACTACGTTAAAGACAGGCCCGCTCCACTACTAGAATATTGTGTATGCGAGATGGAAGTAACTGGTTTTTATAAAGGCGGCTACGTGGAGATTTGTCTGACGGGACTTTCTCCGGAAGGTTATAAAACACCATATCGATATCCTTTAAGTGATATTGGATTACGGGTATTTTACGCAGTCCATGATGCCGCGCGGCTGGCTCTGGAAATGACAGAAAAATACGAGCAGACATGGTCATGGACCGGTGATCCTCTAATGAGAAGAACGTGGGAGCGTTATCTGATCGATACGAGAAAATGCGATATAGAGGGCCAGATCAGTATATTTGATCTTTATAATTGATGTAGCGAGGTGAAGGATAATGAATAGTAAGCCACTCACTCAAAAGGAATTATCGGAAATGGCGGGAAGGCCTGTATATTGTCCAGAAATAGAATCCTATGGAATCGTTAAATACGAAACCATAGGGAAATGGGCGGGAGTGCCGTTCCTGTTTGGAGTTTGGCATTGTGACGGTGTTGCCGTAAATTTTGAATACAACATCGTAAAGAGAAAATTGAAATGTTATGGAATTAATAGTGATAAGGGGTAGATCATGGTGGAAATAATTAAGTACGGCCGGAAGCGCCGGATCATATGCGAGACATGTGGGGCGTTGTTAGAGTTCGAAAAAGACGACGTGAAAACTGTCCAGACGGGCATGAATGAGTACGAACAGCAAATTGAGTGCCCGGCCTGTAATGAGACTGTGACGGTAGATTAAGGAGGGTAAAGATATGTATAGCACTACACCACATCGAAAAACACTTACGAAATTATGTCCGTACTGCGGGAAAGTAAGAGAATATACCTATCGTGACGGATATGATGAAGTGGATTACTGTACCGGACGCAGCCGGTATATACCGTCAAATACAGTTGACGAGGGCTGCGATTGTATGTTAGGCAAGCTAAGCCACACTGCCGAAAAAATCCAGATTAAGAAGCAGTGCGCTAACTGTGCATGGAATGTGAACGGAAATTGCACAAATAAGCAGGAGCGAACCGACGTTTCGGAGATGTTTGGAATAACCGGAGATCTGGTTATAAAAAATGAATCAAAGCGCTGTAAACATTATGAGTTATCGAAAAATATATTCGATGCCCTGATTGAGTTGAAAAATTAATATTTTCGGGAGAAACCGAGAAGGAGAAAAAATATGTTTGAAAAGAAGAATGATAAAGGCATTTCAAGCTGTGAAGACTGTATGCATTATGTTATTTGCGGACATAAAGATCATATGAAGAGAGTGTTGGAGCAGGTAAATGCTTTAGAATTTGAAAAAACTGAATTTATTAAAATCACCGTTATATGTACCGAATTTAGGGAAATAGTTGCAATGCCAAGAGGTGGTTCCTCAGTGCGTTAAACTGATATTTTCCGAACGAAGGAGGTACGAGAATTGGATAGAAAAGAAGAACATGCCATGGCTCTTCAGTCGGCGCAGGCCAGAGCAGCGAAGCAGGAATACATACTGAAAGGGCCCAGGCCAGAGACGCATAGCGCGACGATGCCGGCCTACTGCTACACACCAGCATGTCCGAATCCGGAGCTGCGGGAGCCGATCTGGAGGAGGCACAGACGTCAACCGAGTATCAGGGCCGCGAAGGTGGAAAAGATTTGCCTGATCTGCCGGAAGCGATGGCCGGCGGAATGCGGCCGGAAAAATTATGATTGTAAGGGGCAGGGGCATTTGTATGCGATTGGAGGTTATGATCATCCGAGGATAGGAGGTAGAACCAGTGGAGCAAAACAGTCCGGCTAAAGAACTGGAGAATTTCTTGAATTTCATAGACCAATGTGTCCAGGAGTACAAGGCAGCTTATGAAAATGTGAACGAAGAGAACCAGCGTCTACAAGATCTGGTTCATGCAATGGAATTTGCAGTGGATAAGTCTGAGCGGAACCGAGTAGCAACGAAGCTTCAGCAGAGTCGGAAATACCGCAGGCAGAACAAAGATATTGTCAAGCGAAATGAGCGGATTGTAAAGTTCTTTGAGGAGCAGAAGAACCGGGACACGCTGAATCGGATGCGGCAGCTTCTGGGCCAGCAGAGGAAGGAAGAAGAGTACCTGGATGGGGAACGTGCGTACAAGCCGCGGGTAGGGAAGGGGTGAGGCCGTTGGACAAAGAGGTACTGGAACAATACTCAGACAGACTTGCGAGGGTAAGACTGATACAGGAGCACCGGGAAAAGAAACAGAGGCGCCTGAACAAGCTAAATGAGAAGGGATATACCGTAGCTGATTCGGTAGCCTGCGGCAGAAAAGGGAGAAAGCCATTACAGACGGTGAAAATATTCGGAACTCCTTATCCGGAAATCAGTAAAGCAAAAGCTGAACTGAAAAAGCAAGATTTCATTCTGGCACGAGAGGAACAGGGGCTTTTGGAAGACACAACGAGGGTAGAGGAGTACATATCTGGGATTGCTGATGCTGAGATCAGAAACCTATTGACATTGTATTACGTGGAAGATCTGAACTGGGTACAGGTTGCACACAGAATGAATTATCTGTACCCAAAGAGAAAAGGGAGTTATACGGCGGATAGTTGCAGATGTAAACATGACAGATTTTTAGAAAAAGTTTAAAACGACGGTTCCGACGGTTTTTCTGTGATACACTTTAAACTGGAAGATCTGAAAAAACGGATTTCCTCCCCCAATTGACGGCCGCCGGCTTTTATCGGCTGGCGGCTGATTTATCCTTCATAATTCATGTTTTCTCCCTAAGAAGCACCTGTCAAAAGATGGGTGTTTTCTTTACCCCTTAAACAGAAAGGAAGTAGAAAAATGGAAGCACCAAAAGAATTAAAAAGTGTCTCTCTTAATGTCGAGACAGGTGAGCTGCTTATAAACGGAGATCCAGCGCGAGATGTGTCAGAGTTTTGTCTGGAATTCCGCGACGGAAGATGGGAATTATCATTACAGCAGCGGAATTATTATACCACGACCAGTAAGCCAGTGCAGAGATCACTGGAGGAAAGAATAGCTGGCCTTGAAGAGCAAGTTCAAAGCCAGCTGAAAGTAGATATAGATGTTGACACTATTCGACAGGCTCTTCAGAGGATTGAAGCCAATCGTGATACCGGTGTAAAAGGTAGAGCATTGTAACATATTGCTGGGTCGCCAGTTTTGTTCCAGTGTTTGCTTTTTCAGAGGCTATTTCATTTAGTGTTTCTATCATTGCGTCGGTTTCTTGTTGCGATATAGAGTTGACAAAATCATCAAAATTTTTCAAACCATTACTCCTTTCTTTTGTGTACTTAGCCTGGCGGGGCTTGTAAGTACATTATAAGACGGAAGAGATGGAAAAACAATCAGAAAGGAAGTGATTTCATGGGAAGACCATTAAAAATCAAGTCTCCAGAGGAGATGGAACGGTTATGGGAAGAATACAAAGAGGTATGTGACAATCAGGAGGTACTGACCCATGAATTCAGCTCCAAGAACAGTGAGTTTGTCAGCAAGGAACTGAGGCGGAGTATTACATACACGATCGAGGGGTTCTGCGTGCACATGAAGATCTCGCGGCAGGCATTCTATGAGTACTATGTGAGTAAGAAGCGTTATGTTGACATCGTCACGCGCATAAGGGAAGAATGCGAGGCAGATGCCCGGAAAAAGTTCGAGCTGCAGGTGATCCCATCGCAGCTGGCCGGATTATGGATGAGCAAATACGGCTATACCACGAAGGTAGAGAACAATCTCTCCGGCGGCCTCGATACTGAGAAGAGCAAGCTTGACGACCTGATTGGACAGATGCGGGGAGGTGATGTCTCCTCATGAGTTCTGAACGATTACTTTTGTCAGAGAAATATAAAGCGTTTCTTAGGTGTGATGCACCCGTGGAGTTTCTGGAGGGAACAACATACGCAGGTAAGACAACGGTCGGCCTGTTTAAGTTCATGCTTAAGGTCGCCCAGTCCACCAAAAAGCTGCACATCATCGCGGCCAAGGACACCGGCACCGCCGAGAAGAACATCATCAACAAGGATCTGGGTATTATCGACGACTTCGGGATCCTGACCGAGTACAACGGCAACGGATCCAAAGATGATAAGATCCCACATATACTCTTCCACACGTCCAGCGGTGACAAGGTCATTTACGTCATGGGCTATGGCGACAAAACAAAGTGGCAGAAGGCACTCGGCGGTCAGTACGGATGTCTGTACGTCGATGAGATTAACACCGCAGACATTGAGTTTATCCGTGAGGCGTCCATGCGGTGTGATTACATGATGGCAACGCTTAACCCGGACGATCCGGGCCTGGACGTCTACAAGGAGTATATCAACTGCTCCCGGCCGCTCCCGGAATGGGAAGAGGAGACGCCAAAAGAAATCAGAGAGGAATTGAGAGAGGAACCAAAACCCGGTTGGGTGCATTGGTTCTTTTCTTTTACCCATAACCTGGGCCTGTCAAAAGAGAAGCTTGACCAGATCATGACGAACACGCCGAAGGGAACGAAGATTTGGAAGAATAAGATTCAGGGATTGCGTGGGAAGGCTACGGGCCTGATCTTCCCGAACTTTGACCGGAAGAAGCATGTGGTCACAGCGGCATGGGTAAAGGCGCAGATGGCTGCCGGCAAGATCAGGTTCAAGAAATTCAGCGCCGCCCTGGATACGTCCTACTCCAGCAAGTCCCCTGACACCATTGCCATGATCTTCCAGGGCATTACCATGGACCGTCGCCTGATCGTGCTGGACGAGAAGGTATACAGCAATGCGGACTTATCCCAGCCTCTTGCGCCGTCGGATACCGTGGGAAAGTTTCTGGACTTCCTGGAATGCAACCGGAAGGGATGGGGGCTTGCCAGAGACGTATTTATTGATTGTGCGGATCAGGCCACAATCATGGAGCTTAAGAAGTGGAAGCGCCTTCATGGCAGCCTGTACACATTTAACGACAGCTACAAAAAAGTGGAGATTCTGGACCGTATTAAGTTTATGCTGGGCTGGATCCAGCAGGGCTGTTATCTGGTTGTAGATACATGCAAGGAGCATCTGGGAGAACTGGATCGGTACAGCTGGCAGGAGGACAAGGATCTCCCCGAGGACCGTAACGATCATACGATTAATGCATCACAGTATGGCTGGATCCCATACAGGGGGATTATAGGATTTGAGGAGGCACAGAAATGAAATGGAAAGATATAGACGGATTTGAAGGTATATATCAGGTTTCCGATTCTGGAATGATAAGAAGCCTTGACAGAATTGATTGTGCTGGTCGTAGACTGGTCGGAAAAATCAAGAAATCTGTAAAAGACAAGGACGGATATTTGCAGATTAGATTATCAAAAGATGGCATAACTCAAACCTGCAAAGTACATCGTCTAGTAGCTGCCGCATTTATTCCAAATCCATTCGGGTTTTCGCAGATAAACCACCGCGATGAGAACAAAACAAATAATGCTGTCGATAATTTGGAATGGTGTAATTGCAAATATAATATTTGCTATGGAACAGCAAGGGATAGAGCAAAAAGAAATACTGACTATTATGGCCATGCGAAGAAACATAAGCGCCCAGTTACACAAATGGACGTAAACGGGAAAGTCGTGAAGCTATGGGGCGGGGCAGTAGACGCAAGCAAAACTTTAGGCATATGCGGCACGATGATATGCAAATGTTGCAGAGGCATTCAGGAAACGGCGGGTGGTTATATATGGCGATACACATAAAAGAGGTGGCACAGAAATTGAATGAGAATATCAAACGAGGGATTCGCAGCTGGCTTGATGTCCAGCCGGCCATGGGACAGAACATACAGATTCAGGAAACAATGGACTTTGAACTTAATGCCATCCGAAACCGGGTCTGGTATCGCGGAGACAGTAACGAACTGGAACAGATGTATCAGAGCGTCAATGAGTATGCAGATAAATATAAGTTCTGGGCCAGTAAATGTACACCTGGCATGGAGATGCGGAAGATTCATACGGGCCTCCCTGGTCTGATCGTGCGGATCCTCTCCGGGATTGTGTTGGCCGATATGAATGATTTTGAGTTTGAGAGCCCGGCACAGGAACAACTCTGGAAGGAGATAGGGAAAGAGAATAAGTTCAGGAAGGCCCTGGAGCGATCTGTTAAGGAAGTATTGTATATTGGTGATGGCGCCTACAAGGTGACGATCGACACAAACCTAAGTCAATACCCGATTCTGGAATGGTATCCGGGAGAGCGGATCGAGATCATACAGGAGCGCGGCCGGCTAAAAGAGGTCGTGTTTAAAACACCATATATGGACCATCGTCAGCAGTATGTCCTCTACGAGCATTATGGTTACGGATACATCCGGAATGAGCTCTATAAGGGAGAACGCGAGGTTGACATGAAGACCATCGAAGCCACGCAGAATATCTCTGACTGGAAATTTGATAAATCTGTAATCCTGGCAGTACCACTCAAGGTGTATGAGAGCACGAAATACGAGGGCCGTGGCGGCTCTATCTTTGACGGCAAACTGGACAGCTTCGATGCATTTGATGAGGCCTGGTCGCAATGGATGGACGCGCTCCGGGCAGGAAGGGCCAGGACATACATTCCAGAGTCATATATTCCACGAAATCCGGAAACCGGGGAGCTGCTGAAGGCGAGTGCATTTGATAACCGGTTCATTGCCGGCGACGACAACATGGGTGAAGGCGGAAAGAACCAGATTCTAACGGAGCAGCCAGATATCCCGCACGAGAGTTACCTTGCCAGCTATGTGACAGCCTTAGACCTTTGCTTGCAGGGGATCATCAGTCCCAGCACCCTCGGTATTGACGTCAAGAAGCTGGACAATGCCGAGGCACAAAGGGAGAAAGAGAAGGCCACCCTGTATACTCGTAATGCCATTGTGGAGGCCTTGCAGGAGGAACTTCCGGAAGTGATATCGTTCTGCATCAATGCTTATCATATCCTGTTGGGGCAACCGATCGAAGAGGTGAAGGTCGAGATACCGTTTGGCGAGTATGCGAATCCGTCATTCGAGAGTCAGGTTGAGACGCTGGCTAAGGCCCGCCCTGGTGCCAGTATTATGAGCATCGAGGCCCAGGTGGAGGAGATGTGGGGAGATAGCAAGGACGAGGCGTGGAAGGCAGAGGAAGTAAAGCGCCTGAAGGCAGAGCAGGGAATCGCAGAAGTTGAGGAACTAGGCATGAATATGGCTGCCGGTGGCTTCATGGTCAACACGGAAGGAGGAAATCCAGATGAAGGTCAAAGTAATGAACCACCTGTACCAGATGAACCAGAAGGAATACCAGGGCTTACTCCAGACGGCAAGTGAGCAGGTCCCTTTCGGAATCTACGCGATTGAGAAACAGGGATATGCGGAGTTGCGCTGCGATAAGTGTACGAGCGTTACCCAGCTTAAAAACCTAACGCGGCAGTTTAAGGCGCAGGGATTCAAAGTATATGCAAACGGGAGGTGATGCTGTTGGCGGATTATGATATCGGCGCCGCCTTCGAGGCGATCGAGGACGAACTGATTGCTTCCATGATCCGGAATATGGACCGTCATCGCGCTTGGGAAGATGACGAGGGAATCCAGTGGAGCATGTGGCAGGCAGAACAGTTAAAAACGCTGGAGAAGTATAAGAAAGCCAATCAGAAGCGCTACGGGAAGCAGTTTAAGGATATCAACGGTCAGATTGGAGAAATCCTTTACAAGGCAAGGCAGACTGGGAATATGCAGCAAGAGATCCAGATCCTGAACGCCATTAAGAATGGATTTACCGGCGCAAATAAAGTCTCCCAGGGTACCGCGGCAGAGTTCTTCCGTCTAAACAACCGGAAACTGGAAGCCCTGATCGAAGCCACCACGAACGATATGGAACGGGCAGAGACAGCAATCCTTAGGAAAGCTAATGATGAGTACCGGAAGGTAATATACAACGCTCAGGTCTATGCCAATACCGGCGCCGGAACTTACGAGAAGGCCGTGGACATGGCTACAAAGGATATGTTGTCCCGTGGTCTTACATGTGTAGAGTATGCAAACGGAGCCCGCCATACTCTGGCTGATTACGCTGACATGGCAATCAGGACGGCCAGCAAGCGGGCGTATTTGCAGGGAGAGGGAGAGAAGCGGCAGGAATGGGGAATTACCACTGTTATTATGGTAAAGCGTGGGAATCCTTGCCCGAAGTGTCTGCCGTTTGTTGGTAAAGTTCTGATTGATGATGTGTGGAGCGGCGGGAAGAAATCCGATGGGTCGTATCCGTTGATGAGCAAGGCCATAGCCGCTGGCTTATACCACCCACGATGTAAGGACAGCCATACAACCTATTTCCCAGGTATCTCCACGGCTGATGACTCATGGACAGAGAAGGAGTTGGAGGACATCGGCCAGGCCAATACGCAGGAGACCAAACAACAGTATGCGAAACGGCAGACCGAGAAGTTTGACAGGCTGTCTGACAACTCGTTGGATGATGAAAATCGGAAACAATATCAGCAGAAGGCGGAGGCGTGGAAAAAACAATGTCCGATATCAATCGGTGGAATTGATTGTGCCGTTACGAAAGAGGATTATGGTCTTCCAGATGGCTGTGGTGGTGTCAAGAGAACTGCAAAGGCTACAATATACGAGACTCCGGATGGAACAAAATTCGTTTTTCCAGAAAAAATGAATTCTGCAAAGCAAATGATGACTCCCGAAAAGGCAATTGAATTATGGCAAAATGTTCCGGAAACAATTCGACAACAGGGGCCAAAGACAATTGAATTTGTGGATTATTATAACCCGCAGGATAGTTATTGGAAGAAGAAGTACAAAAATTTCACACATTCCTATGCAACCGGGGGAGATAAAATTACATTTTATCGGCATGATTATCCCCACAATGATGACTACGTTGTAAGAACATATTGCCATGAGTCCGGCCATTATATAGATAGGCAGATAGCGTCGACTGAAAAACATTTTTCTTCAGAAGTTTTGTGGACAGAGTCTATGAAAAAAGATATAATAGAGTCAGGAAAGAAATCTCCGACACCGTATGGAGAAAATGCACCAGCGGAAGACTTTGCGGAAAGTATAGCAGAATATGTTGCAGATACAGAAGCATTTAAGAAGAGTTTTCCTAACAGAGCATCTCTTTTAAATTTAATTTTGGGAATATAGGAGGTGAACCATGAAATATCAGAAAATCGAAGAGAAAACACCAAGCGGGGGCGATTATTCAGAAATCTACTATTTCGATGATGACAATAATCCAATTGATAAAAAACAGGCGTCAAAATGCGTTATCAGAGAATGTAAAAAAGATGGGGAACTTGTCAATGAAACGTGGGGACGATGTAAATAATATTGCCAGTTTATGGGAAGAGGAGTGATATGGAAGATGGATGATTTTCGTTTGATTTATAAAATCCTTCGCATCCTGCAAAAATCAATGGACTGTGAGGAAATTGATGCTGACATTTTGTCTCCGGAAAGGCTTGAATTGTCGGTACCGAAATGGAGTCGTATAATGGCGATGTTGTTGAAAGAAGGATACATCACAGGGGGAGAGACATGGAATGCTATGGACTGCGGATACCCCAGAGTGTCATTAACAAGACCAGAGATTACTTTAAAAGGTCTTGAGTATCTGGAAGAAAATACCCTGATGAAGAAAGCGGCAAGCCTTGCAAAAGGAATAAAGGATACAATACCGGGTTTATAACCACCAGTCAGTAAATGGCCGGTGGTATTTTATTGCGATATCGCAATAGAATTGATTTAACACGCAGGATTACCCTGGGTGTTATTTTTATGCCCAAACACGAGCAAGGCTTAAAAATCTGCGTGGCCGGCGATACCGATGACAATGAACAGCAATAAGGGTGACACCCTCAAAATGGAAAGGAGTAATTGAAGCATGATGAAAAAGATGAATTTACAATTTTTTGCAGAGCCGGCAGGGGGAGGAGATCCGGGCGCGGGATCAGTACCAGCAGGAGCGGGTCAGCAGACTCCACCAGCCGCTGGCAGTCCACAGGCATCACAGATTGACTATAGTAAGATCCAGCAGATGCTTGATGGAACATTGGCAGCCAAAGAAGATACGGCGCTGAAGGCCTATTTCAAACAGCAGGGCTTGTCTGAGGAAGAGATGAAGCAGGCGATTGCAGGATTCAAACAGCAGAAAGCAGCCCAACAGCCGGATGTGAATGCTCTTCAGACACAGATCACGCAGGCTCAGGCTATAGCCCAGAAGGCAATGCTTGAAAAAGAGGCTACTCTTACAGCGATCAGTCTGGGGCTTGATGCAAAGACAATTCCATATGTCCTTAAGATGGCGGATTTAAGCCAGGTCTCAGGGCAGGACGGAAAGATCAATGATGAGTCGCTGAAAAATGCGATCAATAAGGTGCTGGAAGACGTGCCGGCGCTTAAACCGCAGGCGGCAGGTTCTACCGGTTTTATCCAGGTAGGTGCCTCAGGATCCGGACAGCAAACAAGTAATGACGACGCCTTAAAGAAGGCATTCGGACTTTAAAGAAAGAGAGGAACTAACACATGGCAGTATACGATTATGCAACAACCTTTACGCAGCTTCTCCAGCAGAAGTATGCAAAAGAACTGTGCTCTGATGCACTGACACAGAGCAATCAGAGTGTGAAGTTTATTAACGCCCAGACCATTAAACTCCCGAGAATGACGGTATCCGGGTATAAGGATCATACCAGGACACCGGGATTCAACTCCGGTACCCTCAGTAATGACTGGGAGGCTAAAAAACTGGAGCACGACAGAGATGTGGAATTCTGGATTGATCCCATGGACATCGACGAAACGAATCTTACCTTATCAGTGGCAAATATCCAGAATACCTTTGAAACGGAGCAGGCGATCCCGGAAAAGGATTCTTACCGTTTTTCCAAGCTCCACGCAGAACTTACAGGATATTCCGGCCGGATCAGCAACGATGTGATAGCAGCCGCAAATTTCCTCGAGGCATTTGATGAGGAGATGGCACGCATGGACGAGGCAGGGGTTCCGGAAGAGGGGAGAATGCTGTACGTCACTCCGGCCATGAACAAGATCATTAAGGAGGCAGAGGGGCTTCAGCGGGTTATGACCGTGACGTCTCCTTCCACCATTAACCGGAATGTCCACAGTCTGGATAATGTTTCTATTAAGATGGTACCGGCCGCCAGAATGAAGACAAAGTATGACTTTACAGCCGGCTGTGTGGCGGCGACCGATGCGAAACAGATCAACTGGATCCTGATTCATACATCCTGTGTGGTTTGCCGCGACAGGTACAGCTATATCAAGCTGTTTACTCCGGGAACCGATTCCAGGACCGCAGATGGCTATCTGTACCAGAACCGTAACTTTGGCGATCTGTTCCTGTTGGAGAAAAAGGTAGAAGGCTGTGCCATGAATGTGGCAGCCGGAGCGTAAGGAGGAGCTAAGATGAGAGCGGTTAAAGGAAACAAGGAGTACACGATTGACGAATCACAGCAGAAGTTTTACCAGGACGGCGGTTTTGATATTCTGGGTGATGATGGCGAGACAATTGCATATGGCCGCGGCAAGACGGTTCCATATGAGGAGCACGCAAAAGCCGTAAAGGAGATCGAACGCCTGCAGGGAATAGCAGCTGAGCGGTACGAAGAATTAGAAGCCTTGAAAGAAGAAATTGCAGGACTCAAGGCTGCGAAACAGGAGCAGAAGGCGCCGGGTAAGAAAGCTGGTGAATAGTATGGCATGCGAACCATATGTCACATCAGAATATTACTTTAACGAGTACCACGGTACAATCCTGAAGGAATGCGCTGAAATCAATCAGATTCTCCGGCAGGCCAGCCGGCATATTGATTCCCTGACTTACAACCGAATTGTAGGCCGGGGAATTTCCTGTTTAACACCATTTCAGCAGGAAACAATCAGAGAAGTGGTCTGCCAGCAGGCAGATTTTGAATATGAGAATGCCGACGAAATCAGTACGATCCTATCCAGTTACAGCCTGAATGGGGCATCAGTACAATTTGGGCAGAGTTGGAACGTCTACACGGACAAAGGCGTGGCAATGAAACGCGATACATACGCCCTACTGTCCCAGACGGGCCTGTGCTGCCGGTTAGCGAGGTGAGATGATGAAATACCCATGTTTAGTGCCTAAAAAGCTTTGTAAAGTAGATATACACGTTCATTTGGAGTCCGAAGACGTGAATAACCACGGAGAGCCGGAGCAGATACTTGATCTGGATCTGAAATGTAATTTTCAGGATAGGGCAAAGACAATACTGACAACGGAAAAGAAGCTGGTCCAGATCACCGGCACGGCCATGTTTTCGGGAGATATCGCACCGGACTTCCCGACACTCAGCGGTGGCACGGTGACAGTGTTTGGCCAGGAGCGCCGGATCGAGCAGGGAATGAAGGCCAGGAACCCAGACGGCACGGTTAATTTCTGCCAGCTGGAGGTGATCTGATGCAGGTAAAGTCATCGGTGAAGAT